AAATGCAGCACCCCAACAATATGCAACAAAAGCTGATACGGCTGCGTTGTGCATCATAGCTTTCATTGCGTCTATACATTCTATCCCACCTTTAGTGTAATGCGGTGGATGATTTACTTCATCGTCTTTCATTTATCTCTCCTCATGTCAACGTGTATTACATTATCTTCTACTTTAATTATAGGCTCAAACTTATATTCCTGCTCTTCTCCTGCCACCCTCTCAATTATTGGATACAATTTATTGCTTTTTATTAAATGATGTCGTTCTTTTTGTACAGTATATAAAAAGTCATCGTCTTCTTCTAAGAGAGGTATACAAGATGTTAAAAGAGTAACCATCTCTAACACCTGTATTATATCTTTTTCTTTCCATGCCTCTGTATTAAACATACTCTTAACATTTATACAACCATTCCAATCATTGTTTTTGTTTTTCTCAGGAGACAATATTATTGCAAAATCATCATCGTTTATCTTCATAATTATTTACCTTGTGTTATCGAGAACCCCTAGTTGTACTCGTTTTTTTCTTTCCGTCAACCATTTCTTTGGAATAATTCTGTTTGCGTACTTAAATTTATGTTTTTTACACCAGTCTGCATATGTTGTTTTTGAACCTTTGTACAAACGATTATTCTCATTACCAAATATAAATCTTATGTCTAGCTTTGGGTACTGCTCTTTAACCAACAAGTGCTTTTTTCTATCTGCTGCTCTAAACCAACCCTTAACTTCAATGATTATGCCATTGTCCAATATAAAATCTGGTTTGTAAGAGGCTATTCTAGTGACAACATATTTTATAGATAGTTTTTCGTAGCGTATCTTATCTTGTCTTGTCTTTAGATAGTCTGCTACCTCTTCTTCAAGAGAGCTTCTATACAACATGAGTGTAATGCACTATGGGTGGATCTTTTGCTTTTGATACCTTAGATGGTAAAGACTGTAAGTTGTCCCAACACTTATGTTTAAAAGAACAGAAGCCACACTCTATGCCTAGCTTCCTATTACCACTAGGCTTCCCATAATACAACTCAGGGACATCTGTGTAGCAACGCTCAAAAGGTTCATCATTCTCTATATATGATGCTGTTTCTTCTATCTTAACATATTCTTCTTCTGCATCAATAAACTCTGCATCCACATATTTGAACTCACCTGTGTTTTTATTGATAACCCACCAACCGCCTACGCCTTTGTTAGCAGCTTTTGCATAACCTACAAGCTGTGCTACATAGCCAAACGAGTCGCTCTTCTGCAGTGTTAAAGCATCTTCAAATTTATTAGTGTAAGACCAACCAGATGCAGACTTGATGTCATCCACTCTGTTGTTAAGAACCATGTCATATGTACCTTTTATGTCTCCACTATTTGTTGCAAGTGTAACCTCTTCACTGTCCTCAAAATCAACATTTGCTGCTCTCATTATGCCTTTGAATACTGCCTCCACAATATCTCCAAGCAACATGTTTATAATGAAGTGCGGAGGAAGTGCCTCCTTCAGTTCAGGATGATTTTTCTCAAACCAAAGTTGACACTTCTTCCTACCTATGTTGGACATCCGCAATCGAAAGTCCTCTGATCGCCCTGCGAACTGGCGCAACACAGCCTTTTCTACATCTGTAGCAATAGACTTGGCTAATGGAGGAGGAAAGGATGCTGATCCATCTATTGCTTTTCTAAGGTAGCGATGTATTGCCAGTTCTGCAGGGTGTTCCATTACTGTTCGTCCTCTATGTCAACGATAGAACCAACGATGTCAGAGTCCTCTTTAGACATCTTCAGAGCGTTCTTCTCTGCCCATGCGTTCATGGTGTATTGGTTCTTGTCCTTGATCCACTCGATGAAGTTAATCGTTACCTCATCATCGTCAGTGTCCTTCATGTCTTTGACTTTACCATTGACGACAGGCTGAAAGACAGCGTAGCTCATGCCTGTGCCTTTCTTGACGACAGCTTTGAAATCGACACTATATATCATAGCGTCTTTTGGTAGCTTCTTAGCCATATCTGTCACGTTCTTGCGGCTCTCTTTGCCACCAACGTGCATCTTAAATGGGAACTCATCTAGTGTTACAGAGTTGCCTTCACTGTCTACAGGCTTGTCAAAAGAACACACGCCAAAGAGAACAGTTTTTATCTTACAACTATTGTAAAACTTTTTCTTAGAGTCAGACAAAGAAGCGTACTTGTCTTGATCTATGTAGGACGGTCTGCCACAATTATATGTGCCATCATTATCCTTGAGATCACCTTTTGAGGTAGGAGCAAAAACTGTCCTAACCATATTGCCCTTGCTGCCATCAGCTCTGTAGCCATCTGCATCCCATCGCTCATAGCAATACTTCAAAACAAAAAGTCTCACTGTAGCTGAAGGGCTGTAGTACATTTCGCCATCTGGCATCCTAGCAGAGAAAGAGCCTGCCTTTACGACAGCTACTTCCATGTCTTCTCCGTCTACAGTTTTACTACCCATGATGCTGTTGTGCAACAAGCGTAGCTCAGACAGAGCAGATTTAGGTGCTTCAGCAACATCGCCAAAGCCTGTTGATACCTCTGTGTTAGTATCTAATACACTTAAATTATTTTCCATAATAATTCTCCTTTTAATAGTGTGGTTTTAAAGTGAAACGTCAACAGTGTCAAGCCAATTATTACCTATTTTTGCTTCAAGCAACATTGGAACATTAACGTCTATATCGTAATACGATTCTATGATGTTAGATAGATTGTTATTTATCTCTTTTATGATACCCAAGACCTGTGTTTCTTCAGCAGGGTGAACATCTAGTACAACAGAGTCGTGAACAGTGTTGACTAGTAAACTTTGCATCTCGTCTATCTCTAGGCGCTTTTCTATCTCCAGTAATATCACAGGGACTATATCGCCTGTAGCAAAACCTTGAACAGGGTAGTTCTTTATCATTGTAAAATGAGAAACCTTATCGCCCCTACGCTCTACATCAGGAAAAGCATACTGCCTGCCAGACGGCGTAGTGATCTTCTCATAACGTATAGCTTCATTGCCTAGATTTTTGTGCCACTTAGCGATACCTTTGTACTTCTCTATGAAGTGCGTGTAGTACTCAGCCTCTGCTTTACTCCTGCCGTAGCCTGTAGCGCCATACAACGGTGCAAAGGTATGTGCTTTAGCCTCTTGTCTTGACGTGGGTTGTCCTGCGTCTGATATAATCTTAGCAGTGTAACTGTGAACGTCAAAACCTGTTTCAACTTCTTTCATAGCAGTCTTGTCTTGACTGAGTAGGGCAGCAACCCTGAACTCTAGCTGTGCAAAGTCAGCCTCGATTATCTTACCGCCCTGCCAACGAGATACAAACACACGTTTAACAGGAAACGTACCACCACGCGGCATGTTTTGCATATTAGGATTACGCCCTGAGAAACGTCCTGTCGCCGTGACATGTTGTGTCAAGCCTACATGTAAGAAACCATCTGGCTTAGTGAAGTTCTCAATGCCCTCAACAAAGCTAGACAGATAACTTGACACGGCGCTTTGTCTCTTCAGGTCTGTCAAGAAGTTATAAGCGATCTCCATGCCTTTTCTTTTGGTGGTACTTATAAGTGTATCTAAGTGTGACTTACTTGTAGAAAAACCATTGGCACTAACCCAAGACTTAGCAGGTGCTTTTAAGCCTAGCCCTGCCATTTCTTTTGTCTCTACCAAGAGATACCCTTTTGCGTCACACTTCTTGCACTTGTTGGGCTTGGCAAACGGTGTGCCATCTTTCTTCTTCTTGTAAACCTTACCTTTGCCATCACACTCATCACAAGTATATGCTTTGGTCTTGCCTATGAGAGAACTATTAGCTTTAACTGCATCCTCAAACTCATCTTTAGCAAAAACAAAATCAAACAAAGTCGCCCACTCTTTCTTATCATGCACTTTCCTGGAGTATATAACTTGGCTTACTTGCTCTGGAGAGTTTAAGTTGATAGGTGTGTCGCCCATCAGTGTTTTCACCGTATTATTAAGTCTTACTTCAATGTCCTCCAGTTCCTTAACAAACTCATTACGCACATTTGCTAACTCTTGTTTGTCAATGCTAAACCCATTGATATACATTCTAGTTAGGCTCTTGCAAACCTTATTGGTTATATTAAGAACATTGATAAGAGATGTAGACTCAGGCATGGCGTATTGTTCTTCTAGCTTTTCATACAGCGCCTTTGTTACAAGCAAGTCATACGTCAAGTATTCAGATAGCTCTGCCAACGGTATCTCATTGGTTGCATACCCTTTCTTGAAATACTCTTTGAGTGTGTCTTGCTTGTCGTAGTCTAGTTCATACCTCTCAGCACATGCATCTAGTGATACAGATTTCTTCAATCCTC